GTATATATACTAAACAAGACTTTTAAAAAAGAAGATCTGTTCTGTTTAAAGCTTCTGCTCTACGAATAATATGATTTCTTGCTTGTGAGTAATTTGATGCACGACCAACAGACTGAATTGCATTTTGTAGATCTGCAACAGTTACAATAGGGAACGATCCATCTGGCAAAGCTCTTCCTTGTCTAGCCAACATTCTTCTTTGTTTTGAATCATAATCTTTTTTGTTCATGCTATGCTGTGGACAATTTTCGTCATCACATTCTTCCATTGAATGTGGTCTCATGTTTGGAACATCATCATTTCCAATAACATCATCGTGTGCTTTTGAAGTTGATACTCTTAGGGTATCTACTTTATGACCAACTAAAGTATCAGTTGGCTTTCCATCTCTATAAATTCTAATAAGTGCTGCTGGACTGTCTGGAGTTCCAGTAATTGTAAAATCAGAATTAGGAACATTAATAGATCCATTTCTAACTACTCTAATAACTTTTCCTCTAGCAGTTCCACCACTAGAATTCCAAGAAACCATCTGTCCAACTCTTACTGAATCGGCTTTTGACATCTCAGGAATCATTTCCATAAACTCTTCTCCAGTATTTTTTCCATCTACACTAACATATCCATCTGGGATTACTGCAAGTCTACAAGCACCCTCTTCTTCAATTTGTTGTGAAATAATAGCACAGGCAACAGAAGACTTATGAAGTGCACAATTTCCACACTTTACACCAATTGATGCATTTTCATTTGTAGAGCCATCTTCATAACCAATCCAGATACCTTCTGACTGATCAAGTGGTCCTAATTCTTCTGCTAATTTTAGTAGTGAGTCTGCAAAAGCTCTTTCGTCTTCTGAAAGCATATTGTATAGGGGCTCACCTTCCCACTCATCTGCTTTAGTTGTTTTTTTTGCACCTTCTGCAGCATACAAAGCTCTTTGCTGACTAGTTGCTGAGGCTCTTGTAGTATGGCAACCATGAATTCCAGAAGGACCTACTACAGCATATCCTCTGCATCCACCATAGTTTCTTTTAATATCATAAGGCATAGTTCTATTATATCTTATCTTTGATCATATCGCTCAAGAAGTACATCAAGAAAGAATCTCTCGTCATCACTAAAAGTAAGAATATTTTCCTTTATATATTCAACTTGTTCTGGAGTTACCCCAATAACCGCAGTTCCTTCAGTAAAAACAATATCAATAATATCTTTCATCCATAGCTGACTAGCCATTTCTCCAACAGCTTCGTAATGTGCATAATAAAGTTCTGGATAAATCTCTTTACATTTTGAAGTAACTCTATAAGTAAATTGATCAGATACAGAGTCATACCCCATAATTTCCATAGCACCTAGTTCAATAAGGTACTCAATTACTTCTGACAGCTCTTGTTCAGAAATATCATCATTATCTTCCATGTGGCAAAGACTCCTTTACTGATAGTGGTGAAACTTTAACATACATTGAGTTTTCATAAAGCTGATTCAAGAAATCAACTCCAGAATAGGAGCATCCGCTTCCAAGTCCACCCTTAATATCTTTGATGATATCTTTTACATAACCTTTGTAAGGAATCCTCGTTGAAATTCCTTCTGCAACTGCAATGTCTTTATCTTTATTAGCTTCTTTACTAGCCATTCCTCTAAAAGATTTGAATTTCTTATCACCTTCAAAATATAAATCTCCAGGGGCTTCTTCAGTACCAGCTAACATTGACCCAAGCATTACAGCATCTGCTCCTGCAGCAAAAGCCTTTACCATATCTCCAGTATTTCTAATTCCGCCATCTGCAATAATTCCAGCATTTAAGTTAAACTTATCTTTTGCTTCTCGAATGTTTATAATTGAAGATAGTGTTGGAATACCATGTCCAGATACTATTCTTGTAGTACACATACTACCCCCACCAATGCCAACTCTAACAGAGTCTGCACCAGCAACGTCAAGAGCTATATATCCTTCTATTGTAGAAACATTTCCAGCCATAACATGGACATACTCTCCAACAATGTTTTTTAATCTTACAACTGCATCAATAGCCATCTTGCTGTGACCATTTGCAGTATCGATTAAAAGCATTGAAGCTCCTGCATTAATAAGCTTCTCAACGTGCTCTTCAATAAAGGTGCTGGATAGTGCTGCTCCTACAGGAAGCTCAAGGTCATTATGGTTAAAAACTTCTTCAACCATTCTTATCTGGCTTTTTGCAGACATAAATCTATGAATAATTCCAATTCCACCAGACTCTGCTAAAGCAATAGCCATATCTTTTTCACATACTGTATCCATTGGGGATGCAACGACTGGGAAATCTAACCAAGAGTATCCACCAATAGGCATTTTTAAATCTACAGACGTTCTACTAACTACTTCAGAATACTGTGGAACCATCAATATATCGTCAAAGCAGATACTGTTATTTGCTAAATATTCTTTCACAAACTACTTCCAATTCTTAATCGTATCAATTATATGCTTTTTGTCTTTATCTGTCAACCACCAGCCAACTGGAATGTTTAGCTGATTTTCATTAAAGAAATCAAGTCCAGGAAGTGACTTTTCTTTGAACTGTATGGTACATGTATTTCTGATCATTTCTATGATGAGTAGGGCTTGAAACAATTCTATTATCTAATAAGTATTTCATAAACTCTTCTCTATTAATATTATTTAAGATTATTGGAAATATCCAGTAAGAGCATGTTTCATCAAAAGGCAGGACTGTAATATTTTCTAAATCAGAAAGCTCATCACAAAATAACTTTGCATTCTTTCTACTTTGTTCTACTGCATTATTTGCATACTCAATATTAGCAAGTCCAATTGTTGCACAGACATCATTCATATGATATTTAAAACCAGCTCTTTTAATATCCTGCTTATATCTAAAACTTTCATTGCTAGTTCTATCTAATCCAAACCATCTAAGATTTTTTGCTTCACGTTCTGTTTCCACAGGACAAACTATCGCACCACCATCAGAAGTCGTTAAGAATTTAATAGCCTGAAAGCTATAACAAATATAGTCTCCTCTTTCAACATCTTTTGTTTCAAATGTATCCCAACAATGTGCTGCATCTTCAATAACTGGAATGCCAAAAGATTTTAACTTCTTGTAGTCTGGAAGTCTACCAGCCCAGTTTACTGCAATAATCGCTTTAGTCTTTTTTGTAATTAGCTTTTCTACGCTTGTAGGATCTATAAGTCCTGTTAAAGGATTTACATCTGCCCACCTAATTTTTGCACCACGATGTATTGCACCAATCTGAGTTGCAAAGCATGTCATTGGTGTTGAAATAATTTCATCTCCTGGATTAACATTGCATAGCTCTACTGCCAAATTGATTGCACTGGTTCCAGAATTAACAGTGACTGGTCTGGTCTTTGCGGTATTTAAAGAACGCCACAGAGCATCTTCAAAAAGTTCAACTCTATGTCCTTGTGCAACATATCCAGAGGAAAGTACTGGCTCCAACATACTTGAAGCATCTGGAGACATTGTTACCTGAAACAATTCAATATTTTTCATTACGACTTCCTAAACTTTGCTTTTGCATTAAATAACCATTTGTTCATTTTAATCTCACCATCACTATTTGTTTTTGTATAAGTTCTATCTACAATATTATAGTACGTTATTCCAGACTCTTTAATCTTTGGTGTACTATATACAATTTTGAACATATCTTTGTCTAAACTAAACTTTTGGCAGCCTTCTTCAATAAGACCTGCCATTCTAAAAAACTTTTCAGAATCTGTCTTATGTATCCAAGGCTTACCAGTTTTATGAGTAATGTCTATTGCAGGGTTTCCCCCATAAACAGAGTTTTCATTCATGTTCTTTGTCACAACAGATCCAAGCATTGCCATTGACTTATCTTTTGCAACTATTGGAGAAACAAAACATTCTCCAACAAACCAAACATCATCACCAATTATTAATTCTGATTCTTTCTCATATAGGCATCCCTCTGTAACATCCCCATGTCTAATATGAGAATATAATCCAGATCCAATTCCTACACCAAGAAAATCTCCTGCCCAAAGCTTCCCAGTACCATCAAGTACAACTCTTTCTCCAACCCATGTGGCTTCTCCCAGTCTAACAATTCCACTAGCATTAATAAAACAGTTCCTATTAATTTTAGAATAGTCTCCTATAAAAAGATCTCCACCCCCAAGAATCTTTACACCTTCTCCAATTTCAACATTATCTCCAATTTCAAATGAATTAAATTCTCCAATAAATTCTACTGAACTATGTATCTTAGTGTTATATCCTATTTTCATAAGTTATCCTCTGGGTTGTATGGATCTTTTCTATTTCCAAGCTGTTGTGGATACTGACCTTTGTATTGAGCAACACATTCGTTTGCATCACATTTTCCAAATGCTTTTTCTAACTGCTGATATAAGTTTGCATCTAATGCAGCAGTCTGTGGAGATAAAAACTTTATTCCTGCCTGTTTAAAATTAGTAAGTCTCCAAGAAACTTGACTTGCATCTACAGTATATGCTGGAGAAATCTTTCCACTCCTATGATTTAAAACAGAGTTAAAGTTATCTTCTAGCTGTTCAAAACTAATAAATTCATTTGGATTGAATATAGAAACTTTTCCATAGGAATATATTGACTCTGGATTTTTTTCATAAAAGTTAACAAGGTTTTGTAAATAGTCTTTATAAAGAGCATCATCGTCACAAAGTATGAAAGCTAAGTCTGCATCAGATTCTGCCATAGCATCATTTAACATCTGACCATGCTTACTTCCACCCTGTCTTTTTTTCTGTTCTGGAGAATCTCCTGTGGCATAAAATTTAAACTTCTTTAAATCTTTTTTAGAAAACATTTCTTCTACTATTGGCTTGCCCAAATAGTTTGTACCATCATCACAAAAGGCTACTTCCCAGTTATGATAAGACTGCCTTTTGATTGACTCTAAGGCAATCTTAATCATACTAGGTCGCTCAAAATATGGAAGTAAAATTAAAACTTTCATACTTTCCTTTTTTAACATTAGAGAGAAAGCCATTCCCTATGGTTTAATGTCCACTCAACAGTTCTATGAATAGAGTCCTCAAGAGGAATTGGTAGCTTCCATCCAGTATCAGATATCTTCTTGCCATCCAAAGCATACCTTAAGTCGTGTCCTGGACGAGAAGAATGAAAATCTTCTAACTCATACTTCAATGGCTTTCCAACTGCCTTTGCAATCATTTGAGCCATCTCTAGATTATCAACTTCTCTTTCGCCTACAATATGAAATTTCTCTGGAACATTTGATTCTCCGTAAAGTGGAAAGTGTTGTTTCAAAACATGGAGAAGTCCATCTGCCTGATTTCTAGCATGTAGATAGAAACGACTTCCAACTTCTCCTGTTGGTGAAGCATGAATCTTCATGGTTTCTCCGTTGAGAACCTTCTTGATTACCATTGGCATAAACTTTTCTGTATCCTGTGTTTCACCAATAATGTTCATTGTATTGGTAATTGCCAGAGGAACTCCATAGGTTCTCCAGTAAGAGAATGCGATGCTTTCTTGTGCTGCCTTAGAAGCTGAATAAGGGTTGCTTGGGAAGAATTGATCTACCCATTCTTTGTGAGCATGTCCCTTTGGTGCTGGACCATAAACTTCATCAGTTGAAACATGTAAAAACTTTTCTGGCTTTGCAATTCTTGCCCAGTCTAGTATGTTACAAATCAATGCAACGTTGTTCATGATGAATGGACCTGGATCTTCAATACTCCTATCAACATGGCTTTCACTAGCAACATTGATAACGTAATCAATCTCTCCAAATGCGTGAGCAGTAACTGGAGAAATTGGTGCTGTCAGGTCTGTCTTGATTACCTTAATTCTACTATATGCATCTGGCAAATCACCACAGGCAACATTGATTCTATCTGTTAGTCCTTTGTGTGTAAATGTTGTTGGACAAACTACAAACCAGTCTGTATTTACTAAAATATGTCTAAGTACATGGCTTCCAACAAACCCACTTGCACCAGTTAATAAAACACGCTTACTCATTATTTTCCTATCTTTAAATTAAGTTAAAATTCTCAAGATATCTTTTAATATCTTCTGTCATTTCAGGCTTCGATTGTACCACTTTTTTATCTTCTTTGTCAACTTTAGAACGAGATTCGTAAGTATGAACTTCTACTTCCTGTATTTTTTCTCTTCTTGTATGGCTGATTGCATTATAAACGGATCCACACATAGCATCAGCCAAGTCCTTAGACTTCTTTCTTGGGTGGTCTACTCTATTATTGTTCATAATTCTAAGCTCTTGCATTTCTTCATGTAATAAATCTATTTGAGGTAATACTACTCTTTCTTCATAAATAAGCATAGAAAGGTCTTCATAATGTTTCTTGGCTACAGAAAGAGTTTCTGTTTTAATTCCAACACTTGTTAAATCCCTTTGAATATCAAAAGAGTTCCATCGGTCAAATGTAACAAGACCTAAATTAAATCCAAGTCTTCTTAAATTAATAATCCAGTTTTTAACTTCTGATAAGTCTACTGGACCCTCTTTCTTTGGCTCCCAATAAACAATTGCATCTACAACAATGAATGGGACGATCTGCTCGTAGTTATTAAATGATTGAACGCTTACCCATTTATCAACATGTGCAATTGAAACAGCACACTTATCATGTTTTTGTGCAAGGTCAGCATGTACATAATAAGTTACTTCTGGATCTGGCGTAAAAGACTCTTCAATTCTTTTTGAAATGTCAATTGGATTAATCTTTTTAAATGCCATTGAAAGCTTTTCTCTATTTTTAAAGAACGCATCTGAAGAGGTTGTTGGCATACAAGCAAAACGCATTTGTGCATCAGCCATATCAGTAAGGAATGCTATCTTAAAATCTTCAATACTTCTTGTTGGATTAATTTCCCAAGTTGGTCTCTTTAAAGCAAATACCCCTGGAATTCTATATGAATTAATAATATCTTCATCCCACTCAACTGTAAACTTATTGCTTGGGTCTTCATCAGAAAGTAATGGATTAATTATAAACTCATGTGATCTAATAAGGGTTTCTTTTTCAGCAATTACATCTTCATACCTTGTTGTAATGAAGTCACCCTTAAAACGAGGAAACGATAGCAAAACAACTTTTCCATAATCTGGAAAGCGAGTAATCTACAGATCCACGAAATGCTTTATAAATATTATCAGCGGTTTTAGCCTGATCATTTCCACTTGCAGACTCCATTGCAAAACCAGAAATCTCATCAAGGATTGCAAGTATTAAGTTTAAGCCTTCAGCAGACTCTCTTTCAGAGTGTCCAGAATAAACTGTGATTGATTTATCAAACTCTATACTATCAATTTTTGGTGGATCAAACTTTCCTGCAAACCATGGTGAGCCAGTAATTTTTGTCTTAAATCCTTTAAAGAAAACATTCTTTGCCTGTTGAGCATTAATAGCAACATTCATAATATCAATAGCATCATTAGTTGGCTTACCAAAGTAACGAGAAGGATCTTTTAAACATAATAGTTTATAAACTAGATAAGCACAGCCAACTGTTGAAGAAAAGTCTTTTCCACTACCTTTTCCAAGCTGCATGATTACTTCGTTTTTTGTATACTTCTTAAAGTGTTGCTTACCAGCTTCTTCCCCCATAAATCTAATCAAATCTTTTTCTTTATATATTTGACTCATGCATTCAACAAGGGTATATTGATACTCTGAAAGTGGTGGTTGGTTTAAATATTTTTCACCCTCAACAAATGTTTTTGCATCTACTGGAATTTCTGCGAATGGAGACTCGTCAAGAGCTTCCATAAATTCGCTAATATCAATTGTCAATTACAACGACCCCACCTTCATTTACCTGAGACAGTTTGGACAGAACCTTTGGTCTGCAGGATTCACAAGAAGATGTCACCTCTTTTAAAATTGATATAAGTATTTCTTGCTTTCTTTCTGTTTCCAGAAGTTCGTCTGCTAATTCTTGATTATCTAAAAGACCTGCCTTTTGTAGCATTTCAAGTCTTTTACTTTCAATATCAGCAATAAGTTTAATAGAAGTTGTCTTTGCTGTTAAATTTGCAGTAGTATCTGCAGAGTCAATAACTTCATATGCTTTTTTAATAAGTGATGAAAAATGTTGATCTGCACCTGCAAGAGCTTCTTTTGCACGAGCATGAATAGCTTGGTTATTTGCTGCCATAACTCTCCAGTCCGTAAGTAACTCTGTAACTTTTACTCTTGGAATATTCAATGCTTTTGAAATCTCTGAAGCATCTAAACCTTTTAGATACTCTGATGCAACCTTGTTAACAAGGTCTAAATGATTAACTAGTGCTGCTTCGCTTGACACGCTTACCCCTCTTCTTTACTGCTTTTACTCTGTCAGGATAAAAAGACCTTGTTGGTCCAGAAATATCCTTAAACATTTGAAAGCAGTCTATCCATTCTACACCATTTTCAGGATTTTTTACAAGACATTTAAACTTAAAAGTAGCACCATGTTCTCCAGCAATCTTTATAAGATCACCTTCATTTACTTCATGACCACTTTCAGTTACCATGGAAGGCTTTCTTTCAAATCTATCTTTAGAAATAATTTTTTTCTTAGCCACGTTTTTTAGCCTTTTTTAACAATAAATATCCAATAAGATCGTCTTCATCATTATCTCCAGCATAGAGTTTCTTGTTCTTAATTCTATTTAATTTATCATCAATGCGAACATTTAACTGCTCCATATCATCTGCATTACTGAAGATACGAATAGGATTAAGGGCAGAATTACCGTATGCTACATTCTTTTCTAAAAGCATTTCTGTAATATCTAAACAGGCAGCAAGAATACTGTATCCAGCTGGAGCAGTTTTAGAAAGCTCAAGGATCTTTTTAATTTTATCTTCATTCTTATTTACAAAGAATGCTTCTGAAGGGTATTCAGCCATCATTTTCTCCTGCTTTTTCTTAATCCAAATTTTCCAAGGTACACATAAATAGTC